CAACAAAATAGCACTGTCGTGTGGAGGAATAATGTACCACGCACGATATTTGTAAATTACATTACTTATCTTAAAACTATTAATGAGGGTGTGGACCTCAATAAAAACCACAAACTACATGAAACAATACCACTGGTTAGACAAACTAAGACATTAGACCAAGTGCGTGAAGTGGTATTGTTGGGGGAACGTGTTAAAGAGCTGAAGAGTAAATTGGCAAAGAAGTACCGACATGAACATCAACTCAGAGAACGTATAGCCTTTCTGGAAGGACAAATTTTGGAGTCCCAATCTGGAAATGTTTCTGACTCACAACCTGCTCCGGGTACTGTGGAAAAAGAATCTTCGTCCTTTTCAAAGGAACAGATTACTTCTTTTGCAGATCAGGATGCTGGTTGGACGACAGAGAAGGTGGGCATGTATGAACCGACCATGGATTTAGCCAATAATAGTGATAGCAATCTTGGCAATTTCTTAAGTCGGCCGATTCGAGAATCCGCACAATCTTGGGTGGTTGGACAACCCTTTTATTACAAATTCAATCCTTGGCAAAAGTTTTGTGAGAATGAGTTTGTCCGCGATAAGATCAAAAATTTCGAATTGATCAGGATGAAATTGCACGTCAAAACAGTCATTTCTGGCACGAAATTTCACTACGGTCGTGCTTTAGTATCGTATAATCCGCTTACTTTTGGTGATCAAATTACTGTGCAGCGTGCTTTTATTAATCAGGATTGGATTCAAGCATCTCAGAAGCCTCATTTCTTTCTGAATCCGACCAAGAACACAGGAGGTGAACTTTGTTTACCTTTCTTTTACCCAGATAATTACTTGAGTATTTCCGAAGGGGATTGGGACTTTATGGGTGATATTACAATATCGTCTGTCCAGAACCTGTTACATGCCAATGGAGGCGATGATCCAGTCACCGTAACTACATACATTTGGGCTGAAGATGTCGTCTTAACTATTCCCACCACATCTGATCCACCTCTTCCATCTCAGAGTGGGCGGAGAGGAAGTCGCATGTCACAGGCGGATTCAAAGAATAGTATTAACGGTAAGGACGAATACGGTCAAGGCATCATTTCTAAACCTGCTTCTGCTGTTGCTAAAACCGCAGGTTTGCTTTCAAAATTGCCCGTTATAGGACCATATATGCGTGCAACCGAAATAGGAGCCAATGCCACTAGTTCAATTGCCCAAATGTTCGGGTATTCGCGCCCGAACATTGTGTCAGATATCATACAAACCAAACCTAGCCCTACTGGAAATTTAGCCAATGTGGACGCAGGTGATGGCGCCATGAAATTGACTTTAGATAGCAAGGCTGAAGTCACTGTTGATTCCCGAACTGCTGGATTAGATGGTTCGGATGAAATGGGGATCTTGGACTATGTCAAAAGAGAGTCTTATCTGACAAATTTCGATTGGGTGCCCGGTACGGTAACCGATGAGTTGTTGTGGAACACCCGCGTATTGCCTATGCAGTTGGATAACGTGAATGTGAATGGAAATGGGGAGATCCATATGACTCCTTTGGCACATATGGCTACAGCTTTTGAAGCATGGCAAGGATCCATCAAATTCCGTTTTCAAATTGTCAAAAGTGATTTTCACAAAGGTCGTATTTTGGCCAGGTGGGATCCAAATGGTTTTACATCAGGGGCAGTAGAATACAATACGACGTATTCAAGAGTGATTGACATAGCTGAGACTGATGACTTTGAGATCGTTATCGGATGGGGTCAAAAAGAGCCATGGAAGCGGTGTGGCACTCCATATGATACCGGATCTAACTTTTCTGACTCACAACGTTTAATTACTGCTCCTGAAATCGAAGATCAGTATAATGGAGTCTTGGAATTGGTTGTGTTGAATGATCTGGTTTGTCCTA